GTTTCCCAGTCACGATCCGTTGGTCGAATGTATATGCAGGCGCAGTTTAATAACATGATAGAAGTAAAAGAAGGTGTTGTTGTACCAAAAGATGCAACAACAACTATTGAAAACTTAACGCAGTCGTTAGTCTCGGACAAAGCGAATGCTAAGTATATTAAAGCCAATGTAGGCTCAGGTGCTAACGCGGTTGGCTCCGAAGGTGGATTTAATCAGGTTAAATCTCTAAGTGAAATGACGGCAACAGAAGAAGCTGAATTAGCTAACTCTGATCCTGAACTATATAACAAACTATTAACTAAGTAAGGGCTTTATTATGGCTGTAGTACAAATCGCGGATGTATATAATCCGTTAACATTCGCTCGAAGAGAGCAAGAAAAACAAGTAGAAATGAATGCTTTTTTAGCATCTGGCATTATGGTGATGGATCCACGCATCACAGAGCAAGCAACTGTAGGCGGCAACAAAGGTGAGTTACCATTCTTCAAACCTTTAGGCACTGACGAACCAAACTATTCTGACGATGCACCCGGCAATACTTCGACACCGAAAAAAGTTTCTGGCGCTAAAATGGATTGGCGCTTGGCTTCACAAAACCAATCGTGGTCAACTATGGATTTAGCGCGTGAATTGTCGTTGATTGATCCTGTTGGCGCAATCACTGACCGTCAAGGTGCGTATTGGGCAACCACAAACGAGCGCCGTTTAATTAATTCAGCTTTAGGTATTTTGGCTGATAACGTTGCTAATGATGATAGCGATATGGTTGTGAGTGTTGCTACTGATGCGGCTGGCGATGTTACTGATGCAGAGAAGATTAGTGCCGATGTCATTATCGATGCTCGTCAAACTGCTGGCGATCATAAAGGTGGCTTTGCTGCCATTGCTATGCATTCAGTTGTTCATGCAACACTTGAGAAGCAGCAGTTAATTGAAGATGTTCGAGACGCAGACAACAACACTTTATTCCAAGTATATAATAACATGCGTGTTGTGCTTGATGATTCACTGCCTGCTATTGCTGGCACTAACCGAATAACTTACACTTCTATTTTATTTGGTGCTGGCGCTTGGGTTGCTGGTGAAGGCCGAGTTCAAACCCCTTCTGAAATAGATCGAACTCCTGCTGCTGGTAATGGTGGTGGCCAAGACACTATCTTCTCACGCAGAGCGGATATTATTCACCCACTAGGCTTTAGTTTTACTAGCGCTTCTGTTGCTGGCCAATCTGCAACGCTTGCTGAGCTTGCTGATGATGCTAACTGGGATCGAGTATGGGGACGTAAAAACGTACCTATGGCGTTTATCCAAACTAACGGCTAATTAATTAAAAGGGTGTAAAAACCCTTTTTATTCAGAGGTAAGCATGGAAACAAAAGAAGAAACTAGCAATAAAAAACATAACGTTGCGATTTTCAAGAAAATAAAAAGCGCAGAAAAGCTAATTGACGACTTAAGATCTCAACTAAAACCAGTAGAGCCAATCAAAAATGCTACGCTTGCTGAGTGTAACGCGATGGCAAGAAAGTCAAAGGTTAAATAATTTTTTAACTGTGCTAAACTAGGTATCATTAATTGATACCTTTTTTTTGGAAAAAATATGGCGCTAATAGTCTCGGACGGAACAGGTCTTATTGATGCTGATTCTTTTATCTCTTTAGATGACGCTAGAGAATACGCTTTAAAGTACGGCTATAAATTGCCTATTGACGATACTGACGCAGAAGTGGCGCTTAGAAAAGGCGTTATTTATGTTGAGTTGTATGAAGGTTCTTTTTCTGGTGAAAGACTAAAAGATACTCAATCTCTTTCGTGGCCTAGAAAACACGCTTATAAAATGGCAGGGCAAGATGTTATTTATATTGAGCCTGATGCTATACCAAATGAAGTTAAATATTCACAGGTTATAGCAGCGCATTATTATAATGCTGGCGTAAATGCTCGCGTGAATGATGACGGTTTAGCAGTGGCATCGAAAGAAGTGGTAGGGGCTGTGAAAGTGTCTTATTTCGATAACGGCAAAACTGGCAAGTCAACAAAGATAACTGAAGCTGTTGATATGCTATCAAACTTACTCGTTGCAGGTAGTGCATTCACAATGAAAACGTTAAGGGTATAAAATGGCCTTAGATAAAAACGATTTATTATCACTTGTTTCAAGTAACCTGCCAGATAATACAGCAGGAGAAATAACTCCGGCTAAAATAAGGCAGGTTGATGAACAGATAATATCTGCTAGCTTAAATATAGAAGAAGAAAGTCTGCAAGCACTAAAAAGCCCGTTAAGCTTTCCAAATAAAGAACAAGGCTATGCTTTAGAGGGGAGCTTTATCAGTCTAGTTGATCAAGCTGGAGTTGAAGATTCGCCGTCTACTATTTCTTTTGGCGTAGGTGGCAATTCTGATAATAATCACGTTTCTATCGCATCCAATGGCGAGGTGACTGTTAACACTGCTGGGTACTACAATGTAAAGCAAAGATTTAGAGTAGGAAGGTCAGGCGCATCAGGTGTTAGTGAGTTGTTTTTCTGGGCTGAAATTAGTACAGATGGCGGCACAAACTGGAATGTAACAGGTAACTCTATTGATGTTCAGTTAAATAGTGCTGACGAAATAAACCTAGTATTTGATTCTTCTTTTTTAAACTTACCTGCTGGTGTTAAATTAAGAAATAGATTTGCCAGAAGCTCAACAGGAAATGATAGTGGCGGCTTGCAATCATCAGTACCTAGTGCAACTTTAATAGGTTTAGGTGTGCCGACTGCGCCAAGTGCACAAATAACTATCTACAAGGCTGATTTCTAATGAGCTTCGCTTCTGATATGGCAGGTGTTGCCACTGACTTATTAAATGAGTTTGACGAACGAACTAATAAAATTTTATTAAAGAAAAATAGCGTTGCTGTTTGGGATTCTGAAATAGCTGAAAACGTTATAACAGAAGGCGCTACAGTTGAATTAACTGGCGTTGCAACTCCATACGATCAAGCAATGGTTGACGGAAACACAATACAAACTGGTGATATTAAATTGACGATCACTAATTCAGTTGAACCAAGCGCACAAGATAAAATTGAAGTTGATGGTGTGGAGTATTCTATTGTTGCGATAACACCATTTGCTTATACTGGAAAGAATAAAACTATTGCGTATGCTGTGCATATAAGGAATTAACGTGGCAAATTTTGCGCTTGACGTTAAAAAATTCGCAGATTCTTTTGAGGAAGGCGCAGAAAGAGCGGTAAAAGGCACTGCAATAAAGTTGTGGAGTGCTGTTATATATGGAAGCCCAGTTGATAGCGGAAGGTTTAGGGGTAATTGGTTTGCTACAGGATCACAGCATAGCGTTAAAGTTAATTACGCTAGCGAAGATAAAGACGGTGGTAAAACTGTTAACAATGCTACAAATGTTGTTTTAGGGTTAAATGATTGGAGTGTTATGTCATTAACTAACAATTTGCCTTATGCGGAAACTATTGAATTTGGCGGTTATGGTGACGGACCAAAAACAACAGGTGGGTTTTCTAAGCAATCCCCTCAAGGCGTAGTTAGGATAAACATAAAAAGATTTAATAAATTACTAGAAAAAGAAGCAACCAAGGCTTTACCAAAATGAATATATTTGAAGGAATTACAAAGGCTCTTAACAAGCCATTTAAGCAGTTTGGATTTGATAACAACATCAAAACATACTTAGAGAATATTAACGCGCCTACTGATACTGATGAACCATATTTAGCTAGCTTTATGCTCACAGCGCCAACTGAGCAAGCGGATTTAAGCGTTAACGAGTTTAGACAGGGTGTTTATCAAATTGATATTAATTACGCCTCACATCTTGGCAGTGCTTCGATAAATAAAATGGCTGACTTACTTAACGAGCGATTTAAAACAGGCTCTAATCATGTTTTTAATGATATTTGCTTACAAGTTCAATCAGTAGACTTAAATAAATTAACTGTTTCTGATGGCTGGGCTATGCGCTCACTGTCAATCAATTGGCAAACTTATACGCCACGTATATAATGTGGTTTAACTTTAAAATAGGAAGTAAATTATGGGAAGTCCATATACAGGTTCTAACACATCACATTATTACGTTGTTGAGGCTACACCGGGGATTACTCCGCTAACGCCAGAATGGAAGAAAATACGTAACACTGGCGGCTTGCCTACGATCATTAAAGATGCATTAATCTCTGACGAGCTAGACGATTCACGCGAAATTACAGGTGTTCGCGTTGGAAACGAGCAAGCTCAAGGCGAATACTCTGTTGAGCTTTCACAATCATCACAAGATGACTTGATCGCAAACGCTATGAGTTCAGCTTGGGTTGCCGGATTGGCGCTAACAGCTATTGAAGTAACTGTTGATGAATCATTAAAAACATTTACGCGAACTGCTGGCGATTATGTTGCTGATGGCGTTGAAGCAGGAGATTTAATCAGGTTTAACGATTTAACAGGCGATAATGCAAAACCATTTATTGTTACTGCTGTTACCGCAACTGTAGTTACTGGTGCGGCTATCACTCACACTTTAACTAATGAAGTTGCAACAACCGATATTGACACAGGCGATAAAATCGGAACTGGCTCATTATGTTCAACCGTATCAATTTTGACTTGGTATCGCGGCAAGTGTGGCACGGTTGATAAGTACGTAGTAACTAAAGGTGTTGAGTTCACAGGATTTAGCTTTGAAGTTGCTGTAAATGCTCAAGTAACTGGATCATTCCCGTTGTTAGGTCGTTCGCAAGACTTTAAGGGCTTACCTGCTGGTTCAACTTTTGCGCCTGACACTACAACTAGAGCGTTTAGCGGTGTTGACGGTAAAGTTTTGGTTGATAATACTATTGAGGCTTTTATTACCTCGGCAACATTAACCAATGACAATGAAGCTAGCTCACAATATGAATTAGGTGATAAAGCCGTATCATTTATCGAACGTGATCGTGACTGGGAAAC